TCAGGCAAAGTGGAAAGCAGCAACAGAATTCTGCAAGGATAACAATTGGGAATTCATGCTCATCACTGAGAAAGAATTAAAAATCTAATGGCTGATGTAAACTTACAATCAAAAAAGATTGGCGCACCAAGGACCAGACTCTCTGAGTTTCAAGGTTTCTTTAAGGGCAACGATAACCATCCTAGTTATTCTAATCGATGGTCGATTCAATTTGCTGCGCCAGCAATTTTGAGGCAAGGAAAGTATTTTAAAACTAACAAGTTTGATCCTGGTGAGGCAGCATATAACAGAAACTTACTAAACTATTATGCTGACAACGTAAATCTACCCAGCAAACAAGTTACTACTGGTAGTATTACAAATGTAGGATCTAGTTATAACTACGCTACATCATCTACATTCAGTCAAATTAGCATGGACTTTATGGTCCCTAGAAGTCATAAGACTAGGATGCTATTTGAAAGATGGATCAGCGTTATGTCTAGTGACGCTAATCAATTCACAGATTATTATGATGACTATGTGTGCCCCAACCTCTACATCTTTAAATGGGAAAGGGGTGGTGGTCCTGAATTTTTGATTCCAGATTTCTTCAAAAAGATTTTGCTGTCACTTGGGATTGATGAAAAGGATGTCACCAAGTATAAGGATGATCAACTAGTTGGCATCTATGACATCCGTAATGTTTTCCCCTATAATATCGGATCAACCACGCTTAATAATGCTGCAGCATCTCTGCAAACTTTCAATGTAGGATTCTACTACGAAAGATATAGATTCTATGGTCAACCTCAGTTTGAAGATGAAGGGTCGAAGTCAGTCTTCTCTGGACAAAATGAGCTCAGTCCTGTTAATCTACCACCCTCAACTACCTCTCAAAATTAAGCGATAAATAAAATTACTGAAGTGAAACTCTATGGCATTACCTAAACTAAATGTACCTGAATACACTTGCAAACTTCCTTCTTCAGGTAAGTCTGTTAAGTTTCGTCCCTTCTTGGTGAAGGAAGAAAAACTTCTATATCTTGCTATGGAGTCTGGTGAGCAGACTGACATGGTAAATGCAATTCAAAGAATCATCATTGAATGCACAAACCTCACCAAGGTCACTGATCTTACTACCTTTGATATTGAGTATCTCTTCCTGCAAATCAGGACTAGATCTGTGGGTGAGTCTGTTGAAGTAACAGTCACTTGTCCTGATGATGGCACTACTGAAGTGAAAGCCAACATTGATCTTGATCTAATCTCTGTCAAGTTTGATGATAATCATACTAAAGAATTGAGACTGACTGATGATCTCATCTTGACCATGAAGTATCCAAGCATGGAGCAATTTGTTAAGATGAATTTTGGTGATGATGATAACACTTCCATGATTGATCAGGTTATGGACTTGGCAAAAGGATGTGCAGACACAATCACTGATCCCAATCAGGTTTATCAGTGTAAGGATGCAACAAAGAAAGAATTGAATACTTTCTTTGAAAACATGAATAGCAAACAGTTTCAAATGATTCAAAACTTCTTTGAAACTATGCCAAAACTATATCATGAGCTCACGGTCACCAATCCCAATACAGGTGGAGAAAACAAAATTGTCCTTGAAGGACTCGCAGCTTTTTTCGGGTAGCCCTTCTTCATAGTAATCTTCGTAATTACTATGAATCTAATTTTGCTTTGATGCACCATCACAAATGGCCAATGGAATACATTGATAATCTAATACCATTTGAAAAGGAAATCTATGTGACCCTTCTTATTAAACATCTAAAAGAAGAAGAGAAACGTATTAAGGAGCAACAAAAATAGTGGCAAAAATCAAAGCATATAAGTTAGTAAATGTAGGGGCGATTGAGTCATCTCCATTTAAGACTGTACGTGCTTCGGTTGCCCCTGTAAAGGCTATCAATGGTATTGGCACAACACTTACTGGTATGGGTCGAGTCTTTAATGACTTGACCTCTATTGCTAAAGGCACGCTCAAGGCATATGATAATATTGAGCAAGATAAAAGAAGACAGATAAGAAGGCAGCGAGATGCAGCTGCAGAGCGTCGTCAGGAGAAGGCGACCTCTAAACTGAAGAAGAGTGGTAAGAGTAAAGGTAAGAAGGCGCTAAAGAGACTCGGCATCTTCGATATCATTATGAAGAAGTTTAAGGATGCTGTCCTTCAAATCTTCGCACCTGTCCTAGGACCCTTGTCTGGGTGGTTTGGTATGATCGTCGGCGTGGTAGCGGCGAAAGGTGTTTTTGATATATTTACAGACGAAGAAAAGAAAAAGAAATTTGTTGAAACTTTTGAGAAGGCAAAGTGTGTCTTCGGAAAGATCTTTGGTTTTGTCAAAGATCGTATTGACAATATCTGGCAGGGTTGGAAGAAACTAACAGGTGAAGAAGGCAACTTCATAGACAGACTCACTGGTCTTGGTGAGCTTCTTGCAGGGATTGGTGGACTTCTTTTAGCATTCAATCCAATCGGAATGTTTGGGTTGATTATCGACGCCCTCTTTGATGGCGAAGATAAAACACCTAAGAAAAAAACTGATGCTGATGCTGACGGTAAAAAGAAGACACAACCTGATGCTGATGGCACTAAAACAAAGCCTGGTCTAGATCCAGATCTGGATGGTCTTGATATTGACCCCAAGACTGGTAAACCAAAAGCAGCTATCCCAGATCCTCCACCGAAGAGGGGTGGTATCTTTGGATTTGTCCAAGACAAACTAGATGAAGCTGCCAAACTAAAAGATCGACTGATGAAGTCGGCAACTGACAAGTTTGGACTTGTTGGTGACTGGGCAAAGAAACAATACGCTAGTCTTTCTGAAGGTGTAAGAAAGCAGTGGGAAAATATAGTAAACGTCAGTAAGAGACTTACTGAAAAATCAAAAGCGATTGCTAGTGGCATTGGCAATAAAGTTGGCGATGCTAAGAAGTTTATTGCTGAGGGTGTAGAGTCAATATCTTCTAAAGCAAAACAGGTTGTCATGGATAAGATCCTGACACCTCTTGGTAAGTTGATGGAGCCCATCATCACCAAACTGAAGGGCATGGCGGATAAAATCCTAGGTCCTCTGTTTGAGACTCCAATTGGAAAGAAAATTCTTGAGGCACTGAAGAAGAAAGGTATCAATGGTGCTGGTGACTTTGCAGGTATTGCCAAGAGAGTAGGTGGTAAGGCACTGCCTATCATTGGTGGTCTGGTAAACATGATGTTTGCCTATGACAGATTTGCTAATGAGGATCCCTATGGTGGTATTCTGGAAGCACTATCTGCTGGTTTTGATCTATCAACTCTCTTTGGATTTGTGCCTGGTGCTGGCATTTCGATGGGTATCGATGCATATATGTTTGCTAGAGATCTCGTTCCTGGTGTCCAGCAATTTGAAGAAGAGTTGTTGAAGAAGATTCCTGGTGCAACAGCACTCGGGGAAGAAATGAAGAAACTTGGCAAGAAGTTGCCAAACCTAGGACAAATTATTGGTATGCTGGGTGGAAAACCACCTGAGAATCTAGACGAGAAAGCATCAGGTGGTAAGGTTTCTCTGTATGCAGGTCATGCTGACATGCTGCCTAGTGATCCTTCGGGAGCATTTGGCACCGCTGGTGGCAAGATTGTTAATGGCAACCAGTCTTCTGGTCTCAGACCATCTGAAGGTGGCACAGGACGCAATATGATTCCCGCTGCAGAGAGTGGTGGATACCTCAGTAATGAGGCATATCTAAATGATAAGATTGCACAGAAAGCAGCACAGAAATCTGGTGGCATTGCCATCTATAGAAAACCAATCAGGACAAGATCTGGTAGCGACCCTCAGGGTAACTGGAAGAGAGGTAAGGCGGATGCTGCAAGAGGCATGACATCCATTGAGATTCACATGGACGCTCCAAGTCCTATGGGTATGGCTGGTATGATTGCAACCAGTCCTGCCATTGGTGCAAGGATGGCAAAGAATAGTATCCTGAGAGAGGTTACTAATGCATATGGCAAACACAGAGTCCAGAAGGGTTTTGGATTTGTTGGTAGCAACTATAAGCAAGGTCTTCTAGAGATTGCTGCTTTGAATACAAAAGAGTTGAAAAACTCTGCATCCTTCATTGAGTCTCAGTCATCAAAACTTGCTAATGCAATTAAGAAGGGTGCTGGTGGATATGATTCTTCAGTTACTTCTGTTGATGAAGGTGATCTGGGTCCTGGTAACACAGGTGCTGACTATGGTGGTGGATCTCTTAGTGCTGATGAGAGTGCAGTGTCTTCTGCATCAACACCTAGTCCCGCAATGATGAATCCTGTTGATGCATTTACTGATTTCGCTAAGAGACTTTTTGGTGATAAACTTGGTGATGATTTTTCCCTTGCAGAGAAAAAGGCAGATGATAGTGCTTTGAAATCAGGTGTTGATCCTAAAGAACTCTTTGGTAAGGCTGGAAATCTGATGAGTTTCTCTGAGGCAATGAAATTTGATACCGAAGCACTCGGTGAAGAATTCATTCCTGTTGTCATCAATAGTCCTGTCGCCATCCCATACTCTGTCCCCATAAATACTCCAATGGAGCTAACCTTCGGTAGCGTGTCTTCTCTTCTCGGTAAGTAATGGCGAACGTAAAGAAAAACTCTAAAATAGATTTTTATCAACTCACTTCTTTACCTAAGGTATCCACTGGTAATAAGACGAAGGAAGGTAAGCGCCAAGGTGAATTGCAGCAAGCAGCAAGACTTCAAACTGTTGCACTCAATAGTCTAGGTAAAACTCTAAACTCTATTGGTAAGTCTCTCCAAGAGTTTAGAGAAGTACAATTCCAAATCTATAAGAGAGTTGATAGGCAGTCAAAGAAAGACTTTACTGCTGTTTTTAACATGCCAACTGCGCCCCAAAGAAGGGGTAATCAGGCAGCAAAGACACAAGAAAAGATTGAGCCACCCTCTTGGTTGGAATCTGTATTTGAGGTATTGAAACTTGCTCTTGCAGGTCTTGTAGGTGGTTCTCTATTTAAGTTTTTAAGTAACGAAGAAAATAGAAAGAAAACAAAGGAAGCATTAGAGAAACTCTTTGACATCCTTGGTGTAGTTGCAAACTTCTTTGGTGATGTTGCTTACAACGCAATTGATGGTC